TATGCTAGCTTTAACAACAGTCGTAGTCTTCACTTTTTCCTTGCTTCATGGCCTGTGATCTGTGTATGGTTAACCTCAATGGGTATCTGCACAATGGCATTCAACCTAAATGGATTCAACTTCAACCAATCAGTTGTTGATGCATCAGGTAAGGTTGTTCCTACTTGGGGTGATGTTCTTAACAGAGCTAACCTTGGTATGGAAGTTATGCATGAAAGAAATGCACACAACTTCCCACTTGACTTAGCATCTGCTGAGACATCTGAAGTTGCACTCGTTGCTCCTTCTGTTGGTTGATTCACAATCAAATATCTGTTATAATGTGGGGGTCTAACGACCCCCTTTTTTTATGCATTTATTACTGACCCTTATTTGCATTGGTCTAATCGCCACGGCACTTATATATTCTATAGTCAGACATTACGATCCACATGGATAAGATTGATACACAAGGGATGAGTGGTCCTCCTGCCAGAGGAGGTAAGGATAATGTATTTCCTAAAGATGAAAATGGTGAACCAATTTACCCACCATTTAATCCTACACCACTAAAATTACTTGAACCTAAACTTAGAGAAGAACTCAAGGAGTTAATTAATGAGGTTCTAGACGAAAGAGAATACCAAAAGAAATTAGAAGGACCATATGATGTTTATGAGGATGTATGAGGAAGCTGACAAAGGAGGAGATAGGTTACAAGACCACAGATAAATTATCTAAAATGTGGTTACTTAATCCTCACGACCATCATTTTCTCTATCAGAGAGATGATGGTTCTTACTATGGGTTTACTCATATGAAAGGAGAGGATCCTGAAGAGTGGTTCTGGGAAGCACATGGTATACAACTAGAGTTGTTTCCACCACCACCTCCTAAGAAGATTACATTTACCCAAGAGCAACTTGATCGTGCTCCACATCATAATATTCTAGAAAAATATTATGGTAAAGACTGGAAACCTGTACCCCAAGAAGGATTGGAGGATCACTACTAATGAGACTAGGTGTTATGTGTTCTGGCAACGGAACAAACTTCGAGAACATAGTTCACTCATGTCCTAAGCATGATGTTGTGCTTATGGTTTACAATAAAAAGAAAGCTAAAGCTGCTAAGAGAGCAGAACGATTGGACATTCCATCATGCTATTGTAAGAATGAAGATGATATCATTACATTGATGAATGCATATCAAGTAGATATGATTGTCATGGCAGGGTGGATGAAGATTGTATCAAAGAAATTTGTTGATGAATTTGCTGGTAGGATTATCAATCTTCACCCTTCTTTGTTGCCTAAGTATAAGGGACTACATGCTGTAGAGCAAGCACTTGAAGCTCGTGAAGAGGAGACAGGGTGTACGGTACATTTTGTTAACGAATACCTTGATTCAGGTGCTATAATAAAGCAACAGACAGTACCTATTCTACCTGGTGAAACTGTTGAGTCATTGACTAGAGCAATTCAACAGGCAGAACATTACCTTTTACCACTAGTCATTAATGCATTTTAAATATGAATGTATATGATTACCACGGATTTGATAAGGATTATAAAGAATTCTTTGAAAAGTTTACAAACACAAAAGACTATTCTATAATAGAACTTGGGTGTGGTAACGGATCATTATGTTATAACTTAGAGCAAAGTGGATTCAATGTCACAGGAACAGACATTCAAAATACTTTGGAGTATTTTATTGGTAATTTTATTATTGATGATGCTTTAAACTCTAAGTTGAATAAAAAGTATGACTTTGTTATAGACAGAGGACTCATACATAATTTAATTAAAGATGAAAGACGAGAAAGATACTTTGATATGATTGATCATATCACTCATGATGAAAGTGTCATTCTTTTAAAAGTTTTAAGTCCTTATGAAATTAGATGCAGTCCTTTCTTTGATCAACCCGATGCTCCTTATCGTTTTAGGGAGTATGAATTGGAAGAACTTTATTATGACATAGGATTTGATTGTTCATTATTAAAGGACACATTTTTCTATAGTAATGAGGAACCTTATCTTCGTGGATACTTTGCTCTTTATGAACGCTATGTTAAGTACTAACTACAGACTAGAACTAACTGATATCTGTTGTCGCATGATAACTACAGATGGTATAGAGGTTACTTTAGATGAAAGGATTTGGATGCAGAAATTATGTGATGCTAATCCTTCAGCTAGATCAATTCGAGATGGTATTTTAAATGCACCCATTAGATGACTTTGATGCTTACCTATCCAGATGGATAGATGAGTTACAAAAACCAGACACCAAGAATGATGGTGGGTATACTGGTGGAACTTGCCCCTTTGCTAAGTCAGCATGGGATAAGAATAGAATAAAGGTATGTAAAATATATGACTACAATGAGACCTATGATTTTTGGTCTGTAGTTGGTAAAGAATTGGATACTTTTGATCGTAAGGATAATGATATTGTTGTTGTTGCATCGATGTATGATCCTTCTCTTATTAGTAGTGAATGGATGTCAGGAGCTATCGATGCTTTAAATAGTTTGATGAGTGTGCAGAAGAAAGATATCTGGTTGCTATGGGGATCACAAACCTATGGTCACAGTCCCATATATTCTGTAGTATTAATCCAACATCTTAGTGATACTATTAGAGGTTCTATGATGTTAGAAGATCAAGGTTACTATGTAAATAGAATGCCTGATGATGATTACAAACACTTAGTTACTGAACGCAAAAAAATGGGTGATTTATTATGACTATTTGGCAAGGATACATTGATGCTCTTTATAATACCTTTCCTGAATTAGAGGTAAAGGAAGAGTGGGCAAGGTGGGAAGCAAAGGGTGCTACTTTAAATGCAGACATCCGTAGTGGTGGTCATTTTCTTAAGGCAAGAGAAGCATTGATCATGGATCCTAGATCCGATATCTATAATAATATACTGTACCCTAAGACAAATGCTAAAGTTCCATGTGGACTTCTTCCTTGTTTTGGTATGGATCTCATGAAGTTTAGTGAGAAGAAAGTTATTATTGTATTTGATTTCCAGCATCCAATAGAAAACTTTTTGTTCTCTGTTGACACATTACCTAAGGACACTGGTGAGTATAGATTCTTTGAGATGGGTAACCATTTTTCTGAGAATATATTTGTGCGTTACTGTAAACCTGATGAGGTTAATACATACTTACCTACATTCAAATATTATCTGTCAAAGTATAGAGAGATGATAGATGATACTCAACCTGAGGGAGAAGATACTACTGCGTATCATGACTTTGATGCTTACATGACTAAGCTTGATCCTGTTAGAGGATATCTTACTGCAAAGTTTGGTAAGGATAAGTCAGAGTCATTTGTAGATAACTTTTTGTTTAGCTATAAATGACCATTAAGATATATCCACCTGAATGGTTATTCCCTACCAAGATTTTAATATCAGAAGATAAAACTTTTCCATCTTGGAAAGAGGATCTTGTCAAGTGGATGGATAATTATAAAGATGGACATGAGACAGAGGATAAGAGTAATGTAGGTGGGTATCAGAGTCCAGATAATTTTTACTTAGAAGAATCATTTGCTCCTTTTTTAAATAGAATAACTGAGCAAGTTATGATTACCGTAGAAGAATATCTTCATGATAAATTAGCTTTACCTAAACCAGAACAGTTATCTCTAGATAATATGTGGTTTAATTTAAACTATCAGCATTCTTATAATGTAACACACTGTCATCCTGGATGTATACTTGCAGGAGTTTTTTGGGTACAGACTGTAGAGGATAGTGAAATTAAATTTGAATGTTATGATGTCTTTGGTAGATCTATGCTTGAGAAGCGTACTCATGATGGATTTGAACCACATGAAGGACAGATGTGTATATTTCCTGCACATTTACCCCATATGGTTCAGCAGAATAAGACTGATAGAACTAGAATTTCAATTTCTTTTAATCTATCTTGGCGATAAATAACTTGGAAGCGTCTAAGCCTAGATAATGCCTACCGCAATTAAGCCAAAACGAAGTACTACCATCGGACAGATTCCAGGTCTGTCCGATCTCCAAGACGGAGAGATGGCGATTAATATTGTAGACCAAAAGATCTACATTAGAAGTGGCGATAACATCGAGACCGTTGCATCTGCTGCTACTGGTGCTGTTCCAGT